TCAATCGTGCTGACCGCGAACGCGAAGTGGTTTCGTCAAGCCGGGTTCGAAGAATTCGAAGGTGCTGACTTTCGGGATCCGAAAAAGGTCGAGGCGTTCAAGGCAGCCGCAGTCGCGTATCTCGACCGCGAGATCGGCCGCGAGAACTGCCTGTTCATGGTCTATGAGACCGACGAGAAGGCGCCGCACATTCACGCATACTACGCGCGTTGGAACGAGAAGGAGACGAAGACGAAGGGCGTCCAGAGGATGCTCCAACCGACCGACATGAAGCACTTCCGCAACGCGGAGAAGGCCCAGGACAGCGTGGCCGAATGGTTCTCGCACATGGGTTTGGTGCGCGGTCAAAAGACCGCCGACGAGCGTCGCCGAGCGAAGCGTGAGGGCCTGGTGCCGCCGGAGAAGCGCAAGCACCAGGCGCCGTGGCAGTGGCGACAGGCTGAGCGCCTCACGCTCATCGACGCGGCGGACCAAGCGCGAGCAGAGAGGGCAAAGGCGGACGCCCGGATCGAGGCGGCCGAGGCCGCCGAAAGGCGCGCCGAAAAGGTGAAGGCGACGGCTCTCGCGGAGGTCAAGCGCAAGCAGGAAGAGGCGCGGCTGGCGCGTATCGAGACGGGCAAGCGCATCCGGGAAGAGGCAGAAAAAGAGCGCAAAGCTCGGCTCGCAGCTGTCGAGGTCAAGGAGAAAAGACAGACGGAAAAACGAGAGAGGGTCGAGCGTCGTGAGCGTGAGGTTGTGCTTGCCGAAGAGCAGATCGCTATCGCTCGTCGCAAGCAATCCGATCTCGCGAAGATCCTCTTGTCAGCCGAAGAGCCGATCCGAAAGGCCGCGCAATTCATGGGGCTGACAAACCACCCAATCGTCCAGGGCGGCCTGAAAGCCCTCGAAGGCGTGCGTGAGTATTTCGACACGCGGGGCGGGAAAGTCGAGAGACAGCGAACGAGATGAGAAAGAGGGAGGCATATTCTTTGTATGTCTGTCTCTCTTCGCTACTACCAGAACGACCAGATCCGCAGCATCAGCGCGGCGTTCAGGCGTGGCGTGAAGTCCGTCCTGGTGGAAAGCTGTACGGGGTCAGGAAAGACGACCACGGCCAGCGAACTCGTCCGCCTGGTCGCCGTTTCCGCGGAGAAGAAGTGGCGGGTCTGCGTCATCGCGCACACCGACCGGATCTGTCAGCAGCTGCGCGATCGCCTCGAGATTTTCGGTATCGAGGCCGGCATGATCAAGGCGGGATATCCCGAGGAGCTGAGCAAGATCGTCCAGGTCGCGAGCATCCAGACTCTGGCCAACCGGCTCGATCGCGTGGGCGATTTCGACCTCATCATAACCGACGAATGCCACCACGCCTGCGCCGCGAACTACCGCCGGGTATATGCTCATTTCGAGCGCGCCCGTCATGTCGGTTTCACCGCGACTCCCGACCGACTGGACGGCCAGGCGCTCTCCGACATCTACGAGGAAATGATCGTCGGTCCGGCGTTCTCGAAGCTCATCGAGGAGGGCTACTTGGTCGACGCCGAGGTCCATAGTGTCAGCGGGAAACTCGATCTGGCGACGCCGGATGGCGATGCCGATTTCGACGCAGAAGAGGTCGCCCGCGTCGTCGAGGAAAAGGGCGTGTCGAGCCAGGCCCTGGAAAAGTTTCTCGATCTATGCCCTGGCAATGAAACCGCGATCGGCTTCACCGGCACGATCAAGCACGCCGAGCAGATGGCGCAGAGATCCAGGTCGATGGGCATCCCCGCTGAGACGCTCACCGGTGAAGACAGCTTGGACGAGGAAAGGCGCAAGTTCGACGACCTGGCGGCCGGACGCATCCGCATTCTGTGGACCGTCTCGAAGGTCTCCGAGGGCGTCGATCTTCCGGATGTCCGAGTCGTCATCGACATGCGGAAAACGAAGTCCCTGGTAACCTTCACCCAGGGTCACAACCGAGCAACTCGCGCCGCGCCTGGCAAAACGCATTCCATCTCGATCGACGCCGTGGGCAACTGGGCGATGCACGGCCACCCGACGCAAGACCGGGACTGGTCCGATAACTTCAAGGGCCTCTCCTGGGCGCAGAAGAAGCAGAAACTCACCGAGGACGGCGAGCAGGATCCGAGCGTCCGCGAGTGCGAGAACGTTCTCTGCCAGATGGTCTTCAAGTCGGCAAAGGTCTGCCCGTATTGCGGTCATGAACACGAAGCCAACGACCGGATCCCAAAAGAAAAAGCGATCGAGCTTCGGCGCCTTGACAAGAAGAAACTCGAAGCCCTCCACCGGCAACAGATGGCGGCCGAGAGGGCTGCCCAGGGCTCCGCTGAGACCTTCAAGGATCTCGCAAGGAAGGCCGCCCATTTCAAGGGCACGAAGTCTCGCCACTCGGCGCCAGGGCGCGCCATGAACATCCTCATCGGACGCGCGATCAAGGCCCGGAAACAGGAACAGACAGACAGATACGAGAGCATCTGCGCCGACCTGATCGCTAACGGATTCCAGCGCGACCTGGACAAGAAGATCGCCGCGGCATTCCCGGATGAGGAGGCGGCATGAGGGAGCGCGGGATCCAGAACCTGATCCTGGAAAGGCTCTCTCGGGAATACGGAACCGACGGCCTTTTCAAGACCAGGGACAACGGTGATTTCGTGCCGATCGCGTCCGTCCGGGCGGCGATCACCGCGGCAACCAGGTCTCCGGGGCAAGCCCTGACAATCCTGAAAGACCTCCTCAACCGACGCAAGAAGATCGGCTCGAAAGGCGAGCCCGACGTCCAGGGCGTCCTGCGAGGGCGGTTCGTCGCGGTCGAGGTCAAGAAGCCCGGGCAGAAGCGCAAGCCTCACCAGGAAGCCTATGCCAGGCGCATCGAAATGTCGGGAGGGATCGCGATTGTCGCGACGAGTCCGGACGAAGCGATCGAGCGCATCGAGGCCGCTATCAGCTCGAGTGAAGCTCGCGCCTGAACGCCTCGGCCGCGAGCTGGTATTCCGGCCCAGGCGTCTTCACCCACACGCCTTCACGATTCTCCACCGCCCGCCTGGCGCGCTCTGGCACGCCCTCGTCTGTGAGCACTTCGGCCAGCTCGGGCGGATGAACCACCGTCCAATCGCGCCGCGTCACAACAACACGCACCCCGGCATATGTCAGCACGACGCTCGAGGCATGAACGGTCAGCTCCTCGACGTCATCGTCCCGCACTGCAAGCAAGATCCGAAGCCGATCGTGTCCAGAAAAGCTCATATCAGATCCTCGATTTTCAGGCCCATGTTCCGCAGTTCGATAGCAAGATATCGAAGCGCCTGTTTCTCAAGCTCCGTCACCCAAGTCCGGCTGACACCGAGCTCGACAGCAATATTCTCGAGAGACATTTTCGTCTCCAAAAAATACCGTCGCTTCAAAACATAACGCTCGCGGTCGTCGAGCTTGTTCAAAAGCCCTTCGATGAGCTCATTCACCGTTGCGCGATCGACCGCATCCTCGGCGCTCTCGCATTCCGAAACAAGCTGAACCCCCGTTTCTTCTTCGCTGTCCGAAGACTCCGAAGCCAGCGTCTTGCGGCCGTTCCTCAGGTTCATGGCGCGGGCGGCGTGCTCGGGAGAAACACCGAGGTCGCGTGCGGCGAGTTCAACCGCGCGCGGACCACTCCACCCTTCGTTCTCATAGCTGACGACGAGCCCGGAGATTTCTTGCTGAAGACGTCTCTCTTTCTCGCCCTTCGCAATAGTCATTTGTGACCAATTCTGCTGAGCGTGTCTCTGGACATACGAGCGTATCCACTCGTAAGCGCATCCAGAAAATTGCCCTTTCTCGGGGTCATAAACATTGGCGGCATGAACGATTCCCGCGAGGCCCTCGGACACAAGGTCTTCGCGACTTATTCCGGACCATGCCGCCGTCGGTGTTGCTTGCTTATGAACCAGCCCCTTGCAGGAATCGACGAGGCTTTTCATGGCCCTCTCATCGCGGGACTCCTGCCATGCCAGGGCCCACATTGTCTGTTTGTCTTTGAGAGTGAGCTGTTCCATGAAGCGTTCCTTTCCGCCGCTCCATTTCAAGTAGTTCCGGTTTTTCGCGGGCCGAAACGCTTTCCGAGGGTTTTCGAAAATTTTCCTTGGTAGCCGGTGCTCTTACGTATGCGGGCGGTGTCGCAGGCGATGCAGTTGCCGCGCGTCTTCCTCACGCCAGCGACGTATCGCTTGGTCGGAAAGTCCTCCTCCGGCAGCGCGACGCCGCATGACGTGCAGCGCTTCCACCAGGCTCCGGAGTCGTCTCGCCAGTGCTTGACGTGGCGTCTTTTGTGCTCTGGCCACGGCAAGGCTTCGAGGTTGTCGGGGTGGTTGTTGAGCTTGTCTTCGTCGCGGTGATGGACATGCCAGCCGTCGGGTATTGTGCCGTGGTGCCGCTCGTATATGAGGCGGTGCTCCTTAATCAAGCGGCCATCGTCGGTCTTAACGGTCGCGTAACCGGTCGAGTTTATGAATCGGGCTTGTTCGGACATGGTGGCCTCCTCCGCTCAGGAAGGAGATCGGGCCCGGCTTGAGGTCTCGCACGATTTAGTGTTGATTTAATGTCAAAATGTCTGAGCGTTGACACTAACCTCGATCTATGGAGAAACGATGAAACTACTTATGGCCGCGGCAATGATTACTGGTTGTGCCACAATCTCAAGTGCTGCCGATCTCGGTTTGACGACGGATGACCCTGTGTTGGTCCGCATAGCCGGATCAGATTTGCAGGACATAGGCAGTATCCAGAAAGTGGGTTATTCGATTTTTATTGAAAATTACTCTGAAGATAGCCTTCAGCGACTCAATCAAAATGAATGGTACCTTAATTATGCTTTTCATTATGCTCGGCAGATTTGCTATGGTAGGCGCACAGACGATTCCTTCACACTTGAAGACAGCCAAAAGGAGCCGAAGCCCGAAATGATTGAGTTGGCCTCTGCCGGATTGAATGGACTTGTTTTCGAGTTCGCTTGCTCGGACGAGTAGTGAACGAAAAGTAAGCGTCCGGGGTCTACTCCAGCTAAAATCGTTCGCAGTTATCGGCTTCGTTGGTGGAATCTCGTATTGCACTGATAACCAGCTTGTAGTTCGCTGCCTAAGAGGCGCACCATCATCGAGGCGATATCATGAGACCGAGCGCGACGTCGTGCGATTTTTCCGGACCGAAATAGGTTGCGCGGCCCACTTAACTTTTCGCGCGGCTTGACCAGTCGCGCGATTTTCAGGGCCAACGACAGACCGCATGCAGAATGTGGGCTCAAGAGAGGTTGTCTGCCTCGAGACATGGGCAAACTCTCGTGCTGACAAATCGAAGAAAGCACTGATTAAGAGAGGTTACAATGTTACCGTTAGGCATAATTCAGCTAATTTTCATTTTTGCCTTCCTGACAATTGTATCAATGTTCGTTGGCTTTGGAACGATGGGTAATCCAGGCCGAGGCGAAGAAATAATGAACTCGATCATGACCTGGGTATTTCTGATCGGGTTTGGTCCATGGCTACTTTATTATGGCATAAAGATTTTGAAAGCTATTTTTGTTGGCATTGGTGCTGGCGGGGGTGATCCTGATGTGAATTCCGGGTATGTAACACCCACAGGACTCAAATTCGATATCGAGGACGCTATTGAAGTGTTTCAAAAAGCAAATCATCTTAATGGTCTGGGAGCGCTATCGAATGACGCTTTGGAGCGGATAGTAGATGGTATTGGAAGGTCAGAAATCGCTCGCGATCGAGTGACAACCGCAAGCGAGTGCATGCCTCCAATCCGCCAGCTTGATCCCTACTACTCAATCTCTGCGATTGAAACTGTTGCGAGCTCAAAGCTTCTGAAGGCGGGAGAGGCAGAGCTTGCGCGACACGTAATAATGTCGCGTCTTGACGGAAAAGAACCCATTGAGGTGCCGCACGAGCCAGAGTCGTCTCTCGCATTATCCGAGATGTCGTCCGGCGGTATAAAGGACGTTGATGAGGTCGAGGAGTATCGTGGGGTTGTGATAGAAAAAAGGAATATGCGTTGGTTCATAGGTGACAAGAAGTTTTTGACCCTCGGAAAGGCCAAAGCATATATCAAAAACCATGAGCTGCTCGGATAGCGGGCCAATTATTGATTGAAAGAGCATCCTGTGAAGGTTCGTAGAACCCGCTCCTCGACCTCGGGGCGTGTCATCGGCTCGGCCGAGGCGAACTGTCCGACCTCGAGGCCATCGGGATGGTCGAAGACCAGCACTACCAGGTCCGGCCATTCCAGCCGTGTCTCGCAGTCGTCGCGGCGGTCGATGATCGGTGCGGTGGTCATGGGCAAGGGATACGGTTGCGACGTTGATAAAGGGTTAATCCCTTTCCCAGATCACCTCTGCAGCGAGATATTCGCGCATGATGATTCTGACGACAAACCGATCATCGTCGATTGCTGTATATCTGTAGACTCCTGGCTGGACGATCACCCATCCGTCCTTGAAGTCCGGGTCGTCGACCCCAAATGCCGTTCGCGCAAGGCGTTGCATCATTCGGCTGCCTACTTCGGGCCAGACACCTCCGTGATCAACATTTAAGAATGCCGAGGCCTGATGTTTGGTCATCACTTCCAAGGGCACAGCGTTGGCGTAGTCAGGCTCCCCGAAGACCGGTTGCCCATGCTCGAAATAGACATGGCCTCGGGCATTCTTTACGATCACACGCAAGATGCGTTCCATGTCGGGGACAAAGACGACACGCTCTTTTCCCGAGGAATCTGTCTGAACAGTAAGACTGCTTTCGACGGCCTCCTGAATCTTCCGGTTAGAGGCGAGGACCCTCTCGGACCGCTTGATAGCCTGTCCTTTTGGATCGGCGGTTCCCGATATGACAGATCCCAGAAACGCGACGAAATACTCCTCGTCACCCGAGAAACCTGCATTGCATTCGCGGCAGATCCTTACTTCGGGCAAATTATCGGGAGCTTTCTTGTCGAGCATACATTGTGAGGGAACGTGATCCTTGTTCGACTCTCCTTTGGTCAAGGAAAGCGTCTTACCGCACTGAATACACCATGCCTTGTGTCGTTCGTCCGAGAAATCATCAATATGATCCATTGGTACTTCTTTAATGATGCCGGTTTCGATCAAGTCTTGCACTCTCTTGGGCCTGAAAAAAGCCCCCCGGCCGGAGCCGGGGGCAAGTCACAACAGGGTTGCCGGATTGCCCGCCGGCGCGGGGTTCGATTAAGGCTTGCCGCCCCGGATGACATTCATCGGGTGGTCGAGGTCATGGGCGTTCGGACGCCTGCCCTCGAGATACGCTTTGCCATGGACGTTGAGCGCAATCCCGCGGCGGATGACGGTGCCGCCGGGCTTCTCGCGCCGGAGCTTCTTCTCATCGAGGATCGCGCCGAAGGCTTTTGTGCTAACCGGATTTCCCGCCGCATTGCGCTCGAGATACGCGCAATAGGCTTTATAGAGATTGCCGTGGGCGCAGAATGTCTTAGGGTCGATGTCGCAGCACTGCTCGAAAAAATCGCCGGTCGGGTCGGTCTCGACCTGGTAGCGGTTGATGCGGTCGCGCACGGCCGTAGGCTCATTGCCGAGGCTCTTCTCGGCATACCACTCGACAGCACCGCGAACGACCCAGGCAAGGATACCGGCACGCTCGGCACGCAGGCGATCTTTTACACTCATATCCTTCGGCTTCGACACGCCCTCAACATAATTCCGATCACCAGGATTGGCGTAGCTATTGGGGAAGTTGATGACTTTCACGCGGCGCCAAATCGCATCGCCTTGGCTGTGGATGTTGGGCAGGTCATTGGTGTCCATGACGATCTTGCCGACCGGGAGGAACGACACGGTGCTTTGATACTTCTTCGCCGCCGTGACCGTGCCCTGTCCGCTGAAATGCTTGAGGCGGCCTTCGTCCAGGACATCGCTCGGATCACCTTCGGAGGCGTGAATCAGGCGGGCGCCCCGCAAGTTCGCGAGGATCTCGTCAGTGCCGCCATTATTGAATGCGCCGCGCTGCTTCATCAGGTAATCTTTGGAGATCGTGGTGACATAATCGCCCATGATCTCTTCAATGATAAGTGTCAGGACGCCCTTTCCGTTCGAGCCGGTGCCATCAAGAAACAGGAACTTCTGTTCGTCTGTCTCTCCGGTCAGGATGTAGCCGAGCCACCGCTGGATATAGCGGATCGTGTCAGTGTCGCCGTTGAAGATGTCGTTGAGGAACGCCAGCCATTCAGGGCACTCAGCTTGTGGGTCATAATGCGCGCGGCAGGTCTTCGAGATCATCAGGTCTTGCGACGGCGCGACCAACTCGCCGGTGCGTAGATTCACCGCGCCATTCTTCACGCCGAGAAGCGAGTTTTCAGCATCGAGGTCGGTGGCGGATGCCTGCATATGCGACCGAGCCAGTTTCGAGATGGCGCCGATGCTCTTCTGGCTCTGACTGGTCTTCGCCCAGCCTGCCAGCTCTTCGACGCTGAAACGGACCGCCTCAGGATCTTCGACACGCCCGTCGCCGCGCTTGTCGCCCTCGCGCATCACCTGCGCGTCCTTCTTGGTCATGGGAAGATATTTCACCAGTTCCGGCGCAAACTGATGCAGAACGCGTGCGGTGGTGATGTCGCGGCCAATCGAGCGAGCTGTCTCCTGCGCGACGCGGTCAAGGGAGCCGCCCTGCGGATCGGCGAGCCAGCGAATGCCGGTCCATGCCATGACGCCGACTCCATCGACGTCGAGCACCTTGTCGCCATATTTGACGAGCATCCTCTCGGCATTGCCGAGGTCGGTGCGGTCAGCGTCGAGCAAGCACCAGATGTCGGCGGCGGTTATAGCCTCCGCAGCAGAGGCGAGCCCCGCGGCCACGCGTTCGTCGTGCTCGGCGCGGTCTTCCTCAGCATCGCTCACGACTTCGCGGCGCTCATCCGCCTTCTTCGCAGCCAGCACCTCGGCCTGATCGCACCAGCGGTGTTTTTCTGCCTTCTCCGACAGCCCATCGGTCAGGGCTTCAAACTCCTGCGGCGACATGGCCGCGACCTGCTCGAAGGAAGTGATACCGGCGTTGCGCAGGGTCTTCTCGACCGCGCTCGTCACTCCGCCAATATCGGTCAGTTTGTCATTGTCCCGCTCTGTTTCCTGCTCGACGGGATCAAAGTCTTCCGGCTTAAGCATCGCCGCTGCATCGACTGCGGCCTTACGCCACCCCTTCGTCTTCGCCGACATAGCCATGCCCTTTTTCACGCCGTCGAGCACTTCGTCGGTTGCCTCGGAAAGGTCGTGAAAGGTCCGGACGCCGGCGGCTTTGAGCTTCTTGTCGATGGCCGGGCCGATGCCCTTGAGAGCGGTCAAGTCGTCTTCATCATCGGGGTCGCCGCCCCGCTCTTCGCCACCGCTTTCTGCGGGAGTTTCGGACTCACTTCCGGCGGCTTTCTCGCGAATGGCTTTCGCGGTCGCTTCATACTTCGCGACTCGAGTGCGGAGAATTTTGGTGTGCTTGCGCATGGTTGAACCTGTTGTTGGAGTGTTTTTTTGATTGCTGCTCATGGCAGGTAGTGAAGTAGATGGGGCCTTTTCAAACGCCCCGAAAGAAAATCGCACCGTTACCGTCGCAATGCTCGACAATGCCGAAGGCATGGGGCGTCACGTTCGAAGGAAGACCGGCGATATCCGCCGGCTGAACCACATGCTCAGCACCTGCGATCCGAACGAGCGCCACGCGCTTGCCGACAATGCCGGCGCCGACAGAGCGGCGGGCAACGGCGTGGCACTGCGCATATGTGCCCTCGGCATCCGCGAGAGCTGTCTTGTAAGACACCTGACTTGCGGTGCCGAGATAGCTGGGCTTCTTGATTGTCTTGATCATGTTCTTCCTCCGTTCGCGTGTGAAAGAGATATCGTTCCCATGACGATCCGTCCAAAACGGGAAAATCAACTTTCTCATAGGGCATTGAAAAACAAAGATAAAAGCCGCTTGGCTATGACGATATGCCGATTGACGATTTTCCCAGAGACCCTCCTATAGGAATGGTCTAAAACTAACTTTTAGGCATATATGATAATATTATTACTTTTTCCGCGCACGCGGGGGAATAAAAGAACCATATAGGCAAAATACTTAATTTTGATAGCGCTCTATAGAGACCTTTCCGGGAAAGCACCGGATCGTCATATCGTCATAGTGAAATGGAAAAAGGCCCAGGTTTTTCGGTGGGTTTTTGCGTATGACGATTTTCCCGATCGTCATGCGTCGTCCCGACTTCGCCTTTTCAGTTGCCAGCCTATGTCCCGGGCGCACACTGAAAAGGAAGGCTATGAAAGACATACAGACAGAACTCGACATGACCGCGACGCTCCTCGCATCATGTGGTCAGCCATATCAACCGGTCGCGGTCATCGTTTTCGGGGACGCCGAGCAAATCGAGAAAGCCAAAGAGATCAGGGGGCTTCTCATCCATCTCGATGGTCGGCTTCATGCACGCGGAAACCATCACAAACTTGCTTGGGACTGCTTGTGCGAGTGCGGGTATTCGTTCAAGCCTGATCCGGCGGCGGGGCGTGGAAAGCTCTACATCGGATCGTCGCATCACCTTTCTCAACACGAGCGCCTCGCCGCGATCGCGCGATACTCGCATCTCTTCGAAGACGCGCTTTGACCTCGACCAATGACCCCGGCCCGGCGCCGGGGTTTTTCTTTTGAGGTAGTTTGGGATCGGTGCCGATTGTCTCTATCTGGAAAGGGAGTTCAGGATGAAAGGTAAGCAAATGAACGCAGTAATATGTAAAGACCGGACGCAGATGGAAAGCATACGAAATCTCGGCCTTGTCAGCAGTTGCATGTTGCTGTGCCCGGAGCTGAAACTCTTTCGGATTCTGACGTTTCGGAAGGCGATCATCATGCCAGGCGTCGACGTCAATCAGGATGTTGAGGGAATGAAGCTCCGAACCCTTATCGAACAGCGCCAGAAAACTTTTCTCGATGCGGAAATTATCTTCTTGTGATACACAACATATTGACAACAAAATCACCAAACATCAATATATTGCGGTGTGTAGTTAATCGCGGGCTAAGTTGTGTGACACAACATATTGTGTCAAAACGCCGAGGGACCCTGTGCCCCATACCACATATAGTGGGTATGCGGGCGGCACCATAGTTCTCTCGATATAGAAATTTTCGAATACCCCCTTAACAACAACAGGCCCCGCGCCCGGTCGGCAAGACGCGGAAAAGAAAGGATAAAGCCGCGTCCCACGGGCGGGTCGGGCTGTTAAGCGTCATATCCTGAAAAAGCCATGAGGCGCAGGTATGACTCAGGATCCTAACAAATGCACATTGTCCGTCGCGGAGCGATGGCTCGGCACGTCTCGTCAGACCCTGACGAAGTATATCCGGGATCAAGGCGCGCCGTATGTCTCCGCGCCGGAGGGCAAGGGCGAGGGCTGGGTCGTGTCGGTTCCGAAGCTCCACGCATGGCTCATCGAAAAGCGCGAAAAGGAGGCGGAGCAGAAAGTCCTCGACAAGCTGGCCCCGGATCCCGAATCGCCGACCGGCGAGATGAGCAAGGAAGAAGCCCAGAGGCGCCGCGCCGTGGCCGACGCATTCATGGCCGAAATCAAACTTGACCGCGAGGCGGGCCGCGTGGTGCCGATCGAACTGGTAAAGCCAGCGCTGGTGTCGGTCTTGGCGCCAGTTCGCAAGCGGCTCATGGAATATCCGCAAAAAATCGGTCGTGAGATCAACAACCGCTTCGGCGTGGATCCGAATGCCGCGGCGGATGTGGCGCGCGGGCTCGTCGACAACGAACTCGAGGCTCTTCAAGCTGAAAAGGTGAGGCTGCCCGACGATCCGGAGTCCGGATGATGAGCGAGGCGCACTTCCACGAAAGATATCCGGAATCTGAACAGGCCCTGGCGGAGGCATTGCTTTCGGCGCGTCATCAGGCCTTGGAGCCGTCTCCGAAGCTGACGTTGCCGGAGTGGGTTGAAGAGCATGGGTATCTGTCAGGCGAAAGCTCGGCGGAGATCGGGAAGTTCAAACCGTTCGGGTATCAGGTCGGCCTCATGGAAGGGATGACGGATCCTTCGGCACATACGGTCGTTTTCCAGAAAGGAACGCGGGTCGGATACACCATGGTCGCAAATTTTTTGGTGGGCTATCACCTCGAGCACGACCCGACGACGGTTCTTTTTGTGCTCCCAACAGCGGATAATGTCAGCGAATGGATGAAGGACAGCTACCTTCCGATGATCCGCGACACGCCGGCCTTGGCGGCGATCTCTGGCGGCGGCACTGCCGATGACGACAAATACAACAAATTCACGAGCCGCGGTTCCGTTCTCCGGGCCCGGGGTGCGTATAGCGCTGACACCTTCAGGCGCGTCACGAGCCGAATAAACATCGGCGACGAGATCGACGCCGACGGGTGGGGCACGGGCGGCTCGAAGACCCAGGGCGACAAGCTCAAGCTCCTCAATGAGAGGGGCAAAACATACTGGAACCGAAAGCTCATCTTGGGATCCACGCCCCTCGTGAAAGGCAGGAGCAGGATCGAGACCCAGTTCCTTCGGGGAGACCAGCGGCGGTATTTCGTACCATGTCCGCACTGCACGGAAGCGAACGGCGGCGAGCTGGACGGGTGGCAGATCCTGCAATGGGGCGACGGCGTGTCGTTCGGCATCCGCTACAAAGACGACCCCGAAAACCCGGAGTATATCTGCCGGCATTGCGGAGTCGGTATAGAGGAAACCTGGAAGCCGTGGATGGATGCCCGCGGCGAGTGGCGCCCGACGGCCCAGGGCGAGCCCGGCGTCATCTCATACCACATCTCTGCGCTTTACAGCCTGTTCCCGAACGCCGGCTGGAAACACCTCGTCCAAGAGTGGCTTGAAGCGAAGGACAACCCGGAGCTTCTCCAGCCTTTCGTAAACAACGTTCTTGGCGAAACCTTCGAGCTCAAGACGAACGCGAAGCGACATGAGCCGCACGAACTGCAGGAGCGCCTGGTTCGAGAGTTCGAAGCCGAGGTGCCGCAGGGGGTCAGGCTCATAACCGCCGGCGTCGATGTCCAGTCGAAAGACGGCGGCCGGTTCGAGGTCTCGTTCTACGGGTGGGGCGCCGGCGAACGGTCTGTCTGTCTTTCGCACATGATACTCGACCAGTATCTTCTGAAAGACCCTGAAGCCTGGGAAGAGCTGAAGCGCGTCCTGGGACGCGGATTTCGGATGCGAGACGGGCGGCTGTTGCGAGCCGAGTCTGTGGGCGTCGATCACGGCGGGCATTATCCAGATGACGTGATCGACTTCTGCTCGAAGAACGCGCACCGGAACTGGTATGCCGTGAAGGGGCACGGCTCGAAGGGCAAGGGAACCCGGAGGGATGCCGATCGGATCGTGCCGCGCATGACGCCAGCGCCGGACAAGCCCTGGTCAATTGACGTAAATCTCATCAAAGACAGGATTTTCCAGCGACTTCACGATGAACCGGAGAAGCCTGGCGGTATCCTTTTTCCGGACAGCGTGCCCGAAGGCTCCGTTCAGTTTGACAAGGCATTTTTCACGCGGCTGACGCGTGAGAAGCAGATCCCGGTCCAGGGTGAGCCCGGGGCGTTCTACTGGTCATCCCCGCAGGATCAAGAACCGTGGGATTGTTTGGTTTATGCCTATGCCGCCATGGTCATACTGAAAAGCCGCTCGAAGATCGCCGCGGCAAAGGTCGCGCCGCAGAAGAAGAGAGCGGCGCCGGAGAAATCCGAACCTGAAAAGGCACCTTCTGAGACCAAAAACCAGAAACCAGCGGCTTCCACGGCCAAGCCAAAGCCCAAAAGAAAATCACCTCGCGTTCGGGTCGCGCGATACTGAACAGAAAGCGTCATATCCCGGGAAATAGAACCCGGGATTCCATGGCGCAAATTCGTTTCAGAACAGTCGATCGGCCGAAGCTCGAAGAAATGCTCGACACTCTCTACGAGTGCCTGGGCAGTGGTAACGCGCAAATTTCCCACAATGGGAACACGGTTTCCATCAGCAAGCCGAGCGAAATCCGCATCACAATCTCGGACATCGAGAATGAGCTCGACCGCCGGGACCGCATCGCTGCGGCAGCCACGCCGCGATCGCCCCTGTCTCCGCAATACCCCATCGTCAGCAAGGGGTGGAACTGATGTCTCGCAAACCCCGCGTTCGATTCAAGAAGAAAGTCCTGGCTCCGGCGCCGGCGGTTCCCGGGTTTTCGGCCAAGTATGATGCGGCTGGCACCGGAAGGCGCGCGAAGAACTGGGAGAACGCCACCGGCGAGGGCCCGGTGACCGCGCTTTCAAGAGACCATGACACGATCCGGAAGCGGTGCCGCCACGAGTTCCAGAACAATCCCTACGGCGGGCGGATTGCTGATGTTGTCTCGGGAGCGACCGTCGGCGAGGGCATCAAGCCCAACTTCCGCAAGCTTGGCGACGAGGCCGAGCAAATCCAGGCATGGTGGGATCAGTGGGCCGAGCAAGTCGATGCTGACGGCGTAGCCGATTTTTACAGCATGCAGGATCTCGCAAGTCGCGAGTTCTTCGCCGCTGGCGAGGTGTTCTTCCGAAAGCGCCGGAGGGCTATCGCCCGAGATCCGAACAACATGACGCCACGCGAGCGCCAAGACGCGCACCTCGTGGCTCCTCTTCAGCTTCAGATGCTGCCGGGCGAAATGGTCCCGACAAACGACCACCTGAACGGGGCGAAGTCGGGCATCGTTTTCAAAGGGCCTGGTCGTCGGTCGGCCTACCGCTTTCTCCGCGAGCATCCTGGCGAGTATGTCAGCATGAACGCCGCAGACAAAGTGACGGCGGACGAGATCCCGGCCGAGGATGTCATGCATGTTTTCAAGCCCAGTCGGGTCGGCGCCATCCGCGGCGAGCCCTGGCTTGTCCGCGGCCTGATCCCGCTCAACGAGCTCGACGCATACTATGACGCGGCTCTCGTGCGCCACAAACTGAACGCGATGGTGACCTGGTGGGTAGAGACGCCGAACGCCGGCGGCTCCGAAGACGCGCCGGCTTCGTATGATGACGAAGGAAACCCCCTCGATGCCGAGGGAAATCTGTGGGAGCCGCAAGACCCGGTAGATCTTCTTCCTGAAGTCCAGCCTGGCGCGGTTCTGCCACTGCCGCCAGGCTACAAAGCGAACGCGTCCGCGCCCCAGGAAGTCGGCGGTCAGTTCGACGTCTTCACCAAGCGTCAAATGCAGCGCATTTGCTCTGCCGTCTCGGTCCCGTATGAGCTCGTTTCCGAAGACACCTCGGACACAAACGAGCGCATGCTTCGCGTGAAGCTTCTCCAATTCTACCGGAACGTCAAACAGTGGCGCGGCATGCTCATCTCGCGTTTCTGCAGGCCGGCTTTCAAGGCGTTTCTCGAAGCACTTGAAGCGTCCGGAAAGTGGTCGCCCGCCCCTGGCAAGACCATCGACGACTATGTGCGCGCGGTTTCGTGGGTCGGTGAGCCGACAATCCACATTTACCCGAAACAGGAAATCGAAACGGACATCCTGGCGATCGCGAACGTCCTGAAGTCTCCATCCCAGGTCATTATCGAGCGCGGTGGGGATCCGGATACCGTCTTCGAACAGTGGGCCGCTGACATGGAAAAAATGCGGGATCTCGGCATTGCGCCGGAAGACCTCGTGTCGCGCTTGTCAAAGCAGAATCCGGGGCCTGAAAGCGACGACGAATAATTTTCGCGGACGGCGCGAAGTTCAAGAAAAAGCGTCATATCCAGAAAAACGAGGAATGCGATGACCAAAATTCACGAAAGCGTGGCTCTGTTTCGCCAGACTCGACAGCCGGCAAAGGCCGGCAAGATGTCGATGGCGAAAGCAGAAGCGACCGGTCGGAACACTATCCGGATCAATGGTCCGATTTACTCCTATGACAACGCTTCGGAGAATTTCCAGGGCGCGGTCGAGGCCGGCGTGAGAGAAGGCAAGGACTTCGATATCGTCATCAACTCGCCGGGCGGAGATCCGATCGAGACAAGCGCGATGATCGACGTCATGATTTCGTCCAACGCGAATTTCAACGCCTATATCTACGGTATCGCGGCATCGTCCGCGTCTTTCATCGCTGCGAACTGCGACAAGGTGTTCATAGGCAAGAACAGCCGATACATGATCCACGAAGCCAACTCCGGCGCGATCGGCGGTGCGAGCGATATGCGCGCTGTCGCTGATATCCTGGACAGCCTCAACGCCCAGATGCGCGACGCATACGCCGCGAAGTCGGGCATGGCGCCGGAAGATGTCGCCGCGCTGATGTCCGAAGAGAAGTGGTATCTCGGCCAAGAAGCCGTCGATGCCGGCTTTGCCGATGAAGTCATCGACGCCGATTTCGAGGCGTGCGTCGATGAGGAGATCGTCAGGACATTCGCGAAAGCTCCGCAAGAAGTCGTCGAGGCGGTTCAATCTCAGTCCGACACCGACACCGACACCGACACCGACACCGACACCGAGACCGAGACCGAGACCGAGACCGAGACCGAAGAAGATACCGGCCTTTCCGACGAAGACAAATCCCGGATCCGGGCGGCGTGCGCTGCGTTCGACGCCGAGGATAAGGCCGATGGCTTCATCGAAGCCAAGGCCAGCTTCGGAGAAGTCAAGAAGCAGCTCTGGAACGCGCAGGCGCGGACAGATGAAGAAACCGAGACGGACACAACCGTCCCGGATCCCGAACCCGTTGTGCCGCAGGTTTCCGCCGCCGCGCAACTCGTCAAAGCCCGCGAAAACGCGCTGAAGGCAGTGCGCGGCAAAACCAAGAGAAACTGAAAAGGAAGAGATCATGAATCTTTTTGACCACGAAAACTTCACCGGCACGGCGCTCACGACCCGCGCGAACGATGCGGAGCTCTTCCCGTTCGTCGAGTCCCAGCTTGCGGCTTTCTTCGAAACGGACAGCGTGCGCACGGACACCGTCCAGGCCGACCGTGAGAAGTTCGGTTCCGCGCTCCTGCCTGGCGTCGCTCGCGGCACGACTGCCGGCAGTGTTGCCTCCTCGCGCTCGCGTCAGACGAAGCCGGTGAATGGCTTCAAGATCGGCGACAAGATCGAGCTGACGCCCGCCGAGATCGCCGGCATCCGCCAAACCGGTCTCGTCAATGGCGAGCAGGTCGCGCTGGAAACCTACCAGTCGAAGCTCGACAAGCGCCTGGCCGAGAAGGCGGCCAACATGGACAAGACCCAGGAATTCCTGCGCTTCACCACTCTGCGCGGCGTTACCAAGTTTCCCCTGCAGGGCGGTGGGTTCGACGAGCTCGACTGGCGCGCAGTATGGGGCCTTCCTGCCGCTCCGGCCCCCGTCGAACTGAAGCTCGACGAGGCTTCGCCGAAGTCCGGCGCCCTGCGCACGCGCTTCACCGGCATGAAGCGCACCACCCGTGACAACATGGGCGGACGCAACCCCACGGGCTATCGCGCCCTCTACGGCAAGAACGCCTGGGATCTGTTCGTCGAGCACAAGGAAGTGCGTGAAGGCTTCGCTCGTCAGGACAGCGGTGCGTATCTCACCGCCGACGGCTTCGAAGCGGTCCGCTTCAACGGCATCGAGCACATGGAATACCGCGGCGAGGGCATCGGCGACGACGAGGTTCTGCTGTTCCCGACCAGCGTCACTGGCATGCTCTCGACCATCTTCACGACCGGCGACAAGTTCCCCTTCGTCGGCGAAGAAGGTCTTCCGCGGTTCGTCGTTCCGCGCAACGCCGACAACCCGTTCAGCGACTTCGGCGAAGGTGCCCAGTGGGAGATCAGCTCGATCCCGGCATACATCAACCTTTGGCCCGAGGCCGTGGTTTCGGCGGTCGGCACCACGAACCCCGCACCGTAAAAAGGAGGGCCCTGCGGGGCCCTTTTTTCTCTCATGAACAACGCTTTCGCAAACGCACTCATGCGCTCACCTCGAGCCTGTCCGGCTCAGTATATCGGGCCGGGCGGTTCTGCTGTGTCTATGCGGTGCGTCTTCGAAGACAGCTCGGCGGAGGTGCGGGTGAATGCCGGGGTCGATGTCATCGCAGACAGCGCCGAAGGGTCTGTTCTCGAAAGCGTGGATCCGGAGATCGGTGGCATCATCCAGCATGGAGACACCGAATACGAGATCCGCAACATCGAGCCATCTTCGGCCCCTGGTCTTCTCGAGCTCGACCTGCTCCGCGTCTCCGGCGAGCCTGTCGAGGCCCATAACCTCGCAGACGCAATCATGCGGTCGGGTGCCGAGCAGATACTTCTCGACGGCCAGCCCGTCTCCGCTCAAGTCGCGCGCCGAGCCAAGGTCCTGGAGGGCGATGCGTGGGAGGGCCAGGTCGTCGCGCTCCGAACCCTGTTCTCCGTGAGAAACGAGGATCTCGGACCCGCCGGCGCCGGGTCCTTCATCGACTACGCTGGCCGCGAGTATGTTGTCGATCGCGTCATGCGCGACGGCACCGGCCTCACCGTTCTCGTGTGCTGACATGCGCCTCGAGGGTTTCAAGAAAGGCCAGTTTCGCGACAGCTTCGAAAAAGAGCTGACGCGCGCACGGAAGAAGGCCGGCAAGAAGGTCGGCGGACTGATTGTCCGGGAGCGCCGTCGAAGGCTTGGCAAGGCAACAAGCCGAAGGAAGAAGGCCGTTCGGTATGTGACCGGCAAAAAGAATGGCCTGCTGGTTGTCATGGACCTGGCGCCTCTCGCTCGCGCCCGGGAATACGGAGAGACCATACGGCCGAGAACCGGGAAAAACCTTCTCGTCAGGACAGGCTACACTCCATCCCCCAGTGAGCCGGTATTCACTGTGCCCGGCGGGTATGTGCTTGCTGGCTCTGGCAAGAAAAAGCGACTCGTCGGCACACTGAAAAGTTCGGTTGTCATTCCGCGAGCTTCGGAGTCCAGGCGACTGATACCGATCGCTGAAAAATACCTCGAACAATACGCAGACGAAATCGACAAGAACCTGTTTGGAGGGTGAAATGGATAAAGCGCAGAAGATACTCGACGAGGTGGAGCGGATCGCGAACACCCTTGGCCCGGCTGTTGAAGTCGATCGCGGCGTCAATGTTCATTCGGACGGTCGGACGGATTTCCCCCTCATCGTTCTTCGAACCGGAGAGGAAGAAACAGCGCCGTCGGATTCAACCCCCTTCCTGAAATGGGATCAGCGCTGGGTCGTTCGTCCTGCTCTCGAAGTTTATCTCAAGGACCGCGACAAAGCCGCACTGCGCGCCGAAGCAAGTCGGATCTGGTCCGAGTTTCGTGAAGCGGTTCGAGACGGGATCCTGACGACCGATCGCCGGCTTCTTGTTCAATCGGAGCTGCCCGGCGTGAAGCGCACAGTAGATCCTGCCGAGGGCCGGTCCGATATCGTCGTCATGACAATCGAAATGGAGTTTGTCTTTGATCGGTGATCGCGCGAACTCCCCTGAAAAGCGTCATATACAGAAAAACAGAGAGGCTTCAATATGGCAAAATCATTCCTCGGCGGCCGCCAGAAAATCAAGATCCGGACTGGCCAGATTTACGTGCTTCGCGATGGCGAAGACCGGTATGCTTCCGTCGGCGACATCGAGACCGCCGCGATCAGCATGGACACACAAACCGAGGACGTCTTCAAGCCGTTCCGCGGCGCGCGCGTGAAAGCCAAGACTTTCACTACGGAAATCGGCGGCTCGCTTTCGCTGACCCTACTGAACACCACGGCGCGGAACCTCGCCATGGCGCTTCAGGGGGAAGAAGAGGAGTTCCTGCAGACCGCGCAAGCATCGCTCTCTATGAGTTTCACCGATGTCGTTGCCGGCCAGCTTTTCGACCTGGGAGGCATCCGGGCTGAGAATGTGGTGGTGACCGAGGACGGAACGGCGCCGCTGGTCGAGGACGTCGACTACGAGCTCAACGCCGCAACTGGAACCGGTGTATGGCTGAAAAGCCACCCCGCCGCCCAGGTCGATTACGACCTGGCCGAAGTCGTCTCGAGCGACGGCGTCGAGGCCGTCTCGATGCTGACGAATGCCGAGGGCGTTCGGGGCACGGTCATGATCATCGGCGAGGATGACGAGGGGAACAGCTGGAAGATGATGGATGTCCCCGTCGAGCTTCGCGCAAGCGGCGACGTCAATCTCATCTCCTCCGAGGTCAGCAAGATCGAGCTCGAAGGAAGCCTGGTCCAGGGCCCGAACCCGACATACCCCTTCGGCCGCAGCATCGAAATCCCGAAGGTGTAAAGCATGGCACTTCACCTCAAGACGCTTTTCGCATCTGACGGGGCCGCGCTGCCGGCCCTGTCCTTCGACACTGCGGCAGTCCAGTCTGTCGCGGTTGCCGCGGATATCGCAGAGTCCGTGTCTCTCACCGCAGGTGTGTATTACATCATCTCGCGGGACTCGGACTTCTCCTTCACACACGGCGTCGGCGACCTTTCCGGCAATGTCCAGATCCCCTGGTTCAAGGACGTGTATCTTGAGCTCGTTCTCGTCGAGGATTCGGACTTCGCGATCAATATGCCCGCCGGCGTAGCAGGTGAGGTGATCGTAATTCCTGCGAAGGAGCACGCGTGATGTTCGGAATCGGCGGAGCAAGGCCTGTAAGCGGCGGTGGAGGTGTTGGTGGTGAATCCGCCACGCCGATTTTGCTCGGCGTTGCATACATTCAGCGGGATTCCGACCTGGCGCACAGCCTCCCCTATTCCCTTTACCTGGAGGGCTGCTCGTACAAAGTCACGAGCGGAGAAGTCGGATCTCTCGACAGTGCCACCGGTCGCGTAACTCTGCCGGTCGGATGTAAGATCGTAAAGCAGACCTTTCACGAGGCTGCTTCTGGTCTGTCTGGAAACAGGGCCGTCAATGTTCGGACGCAGACGTTCGAGCCATCCGGTGCGGGTATCGGAAACCTCGGGCAGAATGACACAAACGGCCTTCATGGGGTATCGACTATCGACGTCGAGAACGACGATTGGTTCGAGCCGATTTTCGTTTACCTTGCGTCAGCTGTTCTCGAGGGCAATGCCTACGGCGCCAAGCACATCGGTGTCCTGGAGTTTTACGCATGAACACAGTCGAAATCGAGCGCATAAAGGCGCAACAAAACCTCCGCGCTGACGCAATGGGGGCCCAAGTATTCGAGGACCCCTACCACAAATATATGGCCACACGAGTCGATGGCGGCTTTCTCGACCGGGAGCCGGGCCTGTCGCTTCCTCAGGGGGTGAAAGACTCCCTCGTGGAGATCCGGGACCGTGTCGATCAACGAGACATTCAGAACGCGGTCATTTTCCACGAACTCTCAGTCGCGCATTTCGCAATCGACCGGGCTGCGGCCATGTATGAAAATGGCGACCTGACGAAAGATGAGGCTCTGTCGCAGATCTGGGCGCATAATCAAGCATAGATCGTAGCATGTTGACGATTGCTCATCTGGAAAGCTCAGGGTTGACTTCTACCGAAGCGAATAAATAAAAGAGAGGGGCGGATCCGTGATCCGCCCCTCGGTTTCATCTTGAGAGCTGCGGGAACGGGGAGTAGGGTCCCCATCCCCGGAGAAGATACCAGGGCATCTTCGCAACCTCCTTCCGGCATCTTCCAGTGCCGGTCTGGCCTGCGAGGTCAGGATGATACCTCGGACGGGTCCCCATCATCTTCCCGTCCAAGTATTTCGAGGGAAGGGCTACCTTCCCTCGCTTCTGAGCCGCCTACGGGCGGCTCAGCTCGTTGGGGCAGAAGACCAATCATCCTCATGCCCTCATCGGTAATGACAAACTTACCGGCCCCGGCTCGTTCGAAGACTCCAGCGTTCACAGCGTTCATCATCTGAGTGCGCATCCCACCCATGCTTACCTCATATCCTGCGCGCTCTGCCGCTTCCTGGAGCATCTCATATGTGAAGGGGGAATCTTTTTCCGTCACTGCCTTGCGATATATGCTTGTCCATTTTTCGTTTGCAGATGCCCTGCCAACGTGCGTTTGTCTCGGCGCCGCGGCGTCCTCCTTGGCGCCAGTCATTATATTTAGGACTGATCGCAGTGTTTCCGCTTCAACGCCAAAACGATCCTTGTCCCGCTGGGCTTTCTCAATGCGATCGTCAGCAGCGCGCATCTTGCGCTCCGCATCCTCAAGCATTTCCCGTATCTTGTGCTCAGATTCGCCCATGACACCACCTGTTCTGTTGGGTCCCTGATACAGCATTCCTGATGTGCGTCAATAGCAACAAACGAGATTTTCGTGCGTTTTGTTTCGCGCGCCGCGAGCAACGCTACGAAGCGTCATATCCTTCATGAAATCATAAAGGAGCCATCATGTCCAATCTGTCAAAGCTGAAACGCGCGCCCGCCACACTCACGATCGACGGCGAGGAAATCCAGGTTCATGCTCTGCGCCTTGGCGACATCTCGGCCATTCTGTCGAAATACCCGCGCGTTGCTCTCGCTTTCCAAGTGAAGGGGGAAGACCGCGGACTTGCGATCGTCCGCGCGCTTGTCGAAGCCGGCGCGACGGCGGTGAATGATGTCATCGACGTGGGCACCCGAAGCGAATCCGGAACCGCCGCTGCCGCTGACCTCGACCCGCTCGACGAAGCGGAGATCCTTCTCGCCGTGTTCGAACGCACGCTGCCGGACGACGAGGAACGCCTGGAAAAGTTCAAGGCCCGGCTGACCGAACTCATGAACCGCCTGGCCGGGCCGGAGGCGGGTCAGGACAGCTCTGGGCAGAACTCGCCGACTTCCTCGTAAGCGCGGGGCATGCCGACCCGCTGTCATACACGCCCTCCGAAGCTTTGGCCTGGGCAGAGCTCGCGGCGAAGCGGCGTAAGCGCGAAAGGCTCGAACGGTTCTCGGACATGAGGGCGGCTTTCCACGAAGACGAGGACGGCGACAAAGAATTCAGGAAGATGCTGACCGATGGCGAAGCGTGAAAATCTTGTCATAAAAATGCTGACCGAGGGCTTCGGTGATGCCGTGAAAGTCTTCGGCCGGGTCGATGACTCGCTCGGAGACCTCGACCAAGCAGCTCAGCGCGCTGACCAGGCGATTGACGAAGTGGGCAAAGGCTCCGCAGAAGCCGGCAAGATCCAGGAGAAGGCCATGCGTCAGCTTGGTCTTCGCACTGAAGAGACCGCGGAGAAGCAGAAGAACGACCTTCTGGCGGCATACAAGCGCATCGAGCAGTCGGGAACCGCAACCCCCGACGAGATCGGCCGGGCATGGGATCGCGTCCAGGGCCGGATAAAGAACATCAACCGGAGCCTCGAGCGCAGCACGGAGTCGAGCTTTTCCAGGCTTTCCCGGAAAGCGATCCATCTTCCGCGTCCGTTGCCTCGCCGGCAAACGCGATCTCGGTGCCAGCCGGCGACGTCGACCGACG